CGCTCATTGTATTCTCCTGATTATCGGGGAGGGTTTTGTCGGCAACATTGCCTTTCTCAATATCGCTAACAGGATTGTCCCCGCCAGCATCTTTAGCCGCATACTTATCAATGTCTTTGATAGTTACGTTGCTAAAACTAGAGAGCTTCTGAACAGCTTCTGCCAGAATCTCTTTATCTTTTCCGTCAAGTGACATCAGGCCAGATTCTTTAGCCTTTTTCATCACAGTGACTTTATCTTCGAGAGGATGCTTCCACTCATAAGGTTCTGACTCATACTTATCTGACTCAACTTCGTAACCGAGTAGCTTTGCTAGGAATTCAGCATCATCCCACCACATATCAAAGAATCTTCGTAGGAACTCCTCCATCGAAAGTTCTAGTTTGACATCAGTCGCCTTGGTAATAAGCGTCTTATACATATTAGCCGCTCCATTCTGGCTTTCATGGACAAGGGCTATATGAGCGCCTTCGCCTGAAAAGTCGAATTTAGTAATCCGTTTTTTAGCTTGTTTCATTTACAAAGTTCCTCCACCGGATGTCTTCATAAGGTATCCACCCTTTACAGAAGTTATCTATCAATGTTCTAATAGCGGTAGGTCTGTTTTTATAACCAAGTAGATTACCTAACCTTCTATCAGAAGGCATTCCGTTATCCACCCACGTTTTATATACTACATCGGCGTTTGCATATATCTCGGAGGATATTGACGGAAACTTTATGAAATTATTGCAAAAGAACCCATGTTCAAGGTGTCTTAATTTTTTACTGAGACTCTGTTTTTCTTTTGTACTTATGTCCCGACCTGATAGGTAGAGTTTTCGGCATTCGTCTATGTCAGTCTGCAAGTTAGCATAATACTCTTGAAAACTGGGGATCGACTTTCTTGGATTCAATTTGAAATAGAGGTCTGATTGGTACTTCCCTGTCCCATCACCATCAGATCCACCCGCTGCTGTGTTCCATCCAATATTGGAGTCAGGTCTTAATAGTTTCTCCAACACATAACAGTTTTCCACGGAACCTTCGTAAACAATCTCAGATACAATATTCTGGATTCCCACCTTCTTCATGGAACTATGGAGTTTATACTGATTGCGTTTCCTTCTATGTCTCCCAAGATGATTGCTCATTCTTTGGGAATAGTCTACTGCAACACCAACATAACCATCTTCCGTTATGTCTTCGTCATCTGAACAGTGTAGCCAGTAAACAACTGCATCTAGGCACTGACAATAACTATCAGTCTGCATCTAGTGTCTCCACGTTAGCCATACAGCCTACAGACAATCCGTTCCACTCTCCGTCCTTAACACCTTGCCAGAGAGCATCATCAGCAAACTTCCACGTCTGTAACCAACTACCTGCTGGTACATACTGATCACCGAGTTCAATGTCCACGGGGATGATATAGGACTCAACAATCTTAGCTGTACCTTCGTCCACCATAACCAGATGACCTAGATTTGCTTTCATGCAATTCTCGTAGAAGTTGTAGCAAGCATCTTCCACTGTCTCTCGGTCATAGAAGTCGCCATGTGCATCAAAATCAGATGTGTCTGACATAGCTTTGAGCACAACAAATGTAGCCATACGTTTTTCTGTATTGACTGCCTTCACAACTTCAACTTGCTTAGTCTCACCAAAATGCTTTTCGATGAACTCGGAGAAGGCTTTAATTATGTTATCTTTATCAATCATTATGCTTCTCCTTGATAGTTTCCGTCAAGAGCTTTCATCAGATTGTCCACTAGGGCATCATCCTGTTCAACCAACTCCTCTGGAGATGCTGTAGCAGCCTCCTTGTTAGCGTTCTTGGTCATACCAATTCGTTGAGATATTGCCTGATGGACATTGACAGGGGTATCCAAGAATGTACTGCTGTCGTCACGCTCTGGTAGATCAGCTCGCTTACGAATAGCATTCTCAAGATTCTTGTCGGCAGTCAGGTACGAACCTACGTTCTGGAGGAAGCCGCCAAGATCAGCCAGACTAGCTGCACCAATTGGTTTGTGTACTAGCTTACATGTACGGCTATCATCCCAGCCATTCATTCGGTACAATGTCGGAATAGCCTTACGGTTAAACTGTTCAGCAATGATTTCCAGATAAGCCTCTAGGGTTTGGATAAATGTCCCAATCTTATTATCGGACAATGCAAACGAACCACTAGATGATGACCCCATCAGGATAAAGTCTGACAACATACTCTGTGCAATACGGTAGTCGTAACGCTCAATCACTTTAGATGTGTCAATTGAACGTGTGCCACGGCTTGCAACTAGATCGAAGTTGAACAACTCTTTATTGGATGTCTCATCCGTATCACTTGGCAAGAACAAGCAAGCCTGTTCATTATTACGTACGTTAGTACCAATACGGATGAAGTCTTGGAACACTTTATAGCGGTCTGGATCTTCTTGAGGATCAGCCATGAAGTATTCCATTGGGATACGGAATACAGGCAAACCATTCATTTCACGCTCAATACCAACAGCTTCGTAATACTCCAGCTTGGTTTTCTTGTCCCAAGCATAATAAGCATTCTTTAGAATAGAACGTCCTAGAGGATTGTTCCGTTCAGAGTCAGTGCGGAAATGGAGGAGGCGTGAATAAGGAATCTCAATCTCGGTTGTAGCTTTAGGAGTGAACCCTGCTAAATTAGCTGGGCGCTGTTTGATTAGCTCAAGATTGCCTCGCTCATCAAACTTAAAGCCAGAGATTGTTTTCTGTGATCGGGAAGGAAAATCTTTCCAGATGAAATTCCCTTTATACACTTTGTACGTGGGTTCGTGAAAAGAGAAACCGTACTCGATGAAAGATAATATATCAGCCACCACCTGATCCCATGACCGTGCCATTCTCATGAATAGTGCGTCACGGATAATCTCGGCTGTAGCTTTATCTTCATCAGAAGCGTTGACACCACCAACTGGCTCAATATCCCATTCCACCTTACGAATGTATTGCTTGATCATCATAAGGGAGCCGGAAACCAGCGGATCAGATTTCATCTTGTCGAATGTTGTTAGAGAATGAGGCCAGCGTAGTTCTGGTGCCAGTTCATCATCGACAATATTCTTCGTGGTGTAACGTAGTCCGGTTCGTCCAATTTCACGAGGAATTGTGGCTCGTTTATCTGCCATTGTTTCCTCCGAAATAAGGAGGGGCGAATAAGCCGCCCCGTTCGATTGATTACATAGTAGAGATATGATATGTACGTGTCAATAGTTTGACACTATTTAGTTTAAAGTGTCAAGTTTTTGACGGGATTGTTTTGGCTAGAACATTCTGCTTGCAAACTCGTTCATTTTGGTTAGGGATGGGATTTTGAATTTTTCGGGGAGTTTTTTGCCGGAGATTAGCCAGTTGTAACTGTCCCCTGTCGCATCCCAAATATCGTCTTTTTCGTGGCGTTTCGTTCCTGTAAAACCTTCCATATCAGCAAGCCACATCTTGTTCCATTCACCTTCTACAACACACACCATTCCGTTTTCGGATGCGTTTGAGAACGGCAGACCCCTATCTATCTTACTACCCCTTGCTGGATGTTTCTTCACCTTATATCCACTCATAATCAACGGACGTGCATAAGATTCAAAGGCCACTTTTCCCGCAGCAGATGGGTCGAGCGGCAACCCTATAAAGACATGTTTACCATCCATTTCGGCATACCTTTGTATAGCTCTTGCAACACCGGCTGGTCGTTCCCTGAACTTATCTGCGTGTAGTACGTAGAAATTACCGTCTTCACCGAGTCCCATCAAAACACACGCCGTATAGTCGGGATTTGGATTGGCCTCTGACACAACACTACTTGCCAAATCATAACATCGGGTCACTTTAACTAGCTTAGGAACATCCTTGCGTTTTACAAAAGAAACCCAGTCACGTTTAAAATAACCAGATGCTTCTGGTACAGCAAACCAATTGCCGTACAAAAGTATCTCTCGATCTGTTCGGTTAAGGTTTTTAAGTGCTGTCAAGTAGTTTGGTTGGAGAGCGCATAGGACAGGATTATCTGCGATTGATGCTGCTAGAAACGTAAACGAAATAGGGTCACAATCATTACCATGCTTTGCTTTCAACTCATAAGGATCTTCTGCCCAATCCATGTGACCGTCAGCGTCAACGATAAACCACCTAACCCTGCCAGACTTGCTCATATCAGCATACCCATCCGGGGTTAAATACCACCCTACGAAATCAAGTATCCACGAGTCAGGTTGTGGGTTAAGTGTGCATTTTATGAATGAGTTACCTTCAGCATTAGAACGTAGACGTGACAGCAGGTACATAAACTGATGCCTGCTAAACTGACCAAGTTCATCAAAATATATCAAATGTTCAAAACTGTTCGTTAGACAGTTCCCGCCTTTTGGCTGCTTGTAGTTTCCTACAAGATCGGATCATATCACCATCCTTAAAGGATGCTCCCCGTTTCGATAGCACTCGCTACCTACGTCATAAAGACTGATCTCTGAACCTTATTGCATAGCAATCTTGGCTGCTGATTGGCTTAGGATACATCCCTTAGCGTTCCAGCAATTAGAGGAGTTGTTCGACATACGTCACCGCATGAAGGGGCATATCTACCCGAATATTCTAGACCTTGGTGGTTGTAAACGTCTTTGTCTGTATCAAGGTAGGAGTATCGACA